GCTGCTGGAATGGGCGGAGCCGTGTAACCTCCAGCGGCAACTCCGACGCCTACCCCCGCGCCCTTCACCCCCCTCAAGGACTCGGACAGCTTCCCGACGTTTTCAGAGGCCGACAACACTTGACGGTTAACATTCTCCAATGTTTCGCCAAACTTCTCCGCCAACGGGGTCGCGTGTTTGAAGCATAACTTTCCAAGCTGTTTTCCAAGCCAATTGACGCCGTCGCCAACCCACTTTACGAAGCCGCCGACAGCGTCTAAAATGGGCTTGAAAACCGTATTAAAGAAGTCCGCGAGGGGTTTTAGGATGTGGTCCCAAATCCATTTGAGGCCGTTTGCGAAGGCTTCCCAAACAAGCTGTAAGCCTTTAACTGCCTCTGCCACTATTTGAAGCGAAAATTTGAAGGCTCCCGCGAGAAAGTCGCCGATGGGCTTTAGGATGTTGTTCCAAATCCAGTTTAAGCCGTCGCCGAGAGGCTTGAAGCAATGTTCCCAGAGCCAGTTAATCGCCATGCCGAGCGCTTTAGCGTTCATCACAAAGACGGCGACAAAGAAAGCAGCCAAAGGCTTCAGTATGTTGTTCCAGAGCCAGTTTAAACCGTCGGCTAAAGGTTTGAAGCAATGTTGCCAGAGCCAGTTGATCACCATCCCTGCAAGTTTAATGTTTGCGACGAAAGTGAAGGCTATGAAGGCAGCCAAAGGCTCGATGATGTTTTTCCAGAGCCATTTTAAGGCTCCGGCGATTGCGTCGATGGCGGGTTTGAGGAAGTTGTATAACGCGTTGCCTATGGCGTTTACGGCGTCTCTGAAGGGTTTGCAAGTGTTATAGGCTGTGATTAACGCTCCGATTAAGAGCCCAATAACCATCACGACAGCCATAAGCGGGTTCGCGGCGAGAAAAGCTGTTACCTTGTTAACCATGTCAATGGCCGCGTGGAAGCTTTGGAAGGCTTTAACTCCGTTGTCAACCATCGTGATTATTGTTGGAACAACGGAAAGCGCAAACTGCATCATAGTCTGGTTTGCGTTGTTCTGGATCATTTCAGCCCTTTCAACCGCCAGCTGATACCTTTCCTGAGCGAGAGCCAAGTCTTTAGCTGCTGCTTGTGCTTGCGCGCTATCAGCGCCATACTTTTCAACCGCCTGATTGTAGCGCCTTTGGGCGTCCTCAACGGCGTCCAGAGCCTTTTTAACAGCGAAATTGGCCTTTTCAACCGCATAGTTTGCCTTTTCAATTCGGTCTAAGCCCATGTAGAGGCTGAAGCCCGCTGTTGCAACTCCGCTCAAGCCCGTAGCCAAGTTGCGGGCTGAAGCCGTCGCCCTTTCCTGGGCTGTTACAACCTTCTCGTTTGCCTCTTCAACTCGGCTCATAGCCTCTGCTGTCTCATCGCCCAACTGTCGAACGGCAGCCAAGGCCTCGTCAACTTTGGCTGTTATGCGGAACTCAAGCTCTTGACTCATTATCGCCTTCCCCTGCGCCTGTAAAACCAGTTAAGCCAAGAAACGAGGAACACGTATTGGAAAAGGCTCAGGCCGCCGATATATTCAAGCGAGTAGCCGTATTCGTGGGCTATTATGCCTATGAGCTGGGCGTCAACGTTTGCGCTAATCCAGTCTTCAACGTCTTGCCAGCTAAAAAACCCATTTCCTTGCTGAGGGCCGTCATAAGTTTTGCTGCAACATCCAACGGTAAGGCTTTAACGTCTTCGAAGGTTAAGTCCTTGTTTGCCTTATGCAGCATTAGATATAATGACATTAGGCCTCGCTCTTCAGGCGTCTTGCATTTGCCAAGCTCAACAATGTCCGCCAATGTTAAGACGCCGTATTCGACGATGCCGAGCCCTTCAACCTCAACCCGACGAATTTCTCTGCTGCTCTGTATTAAGGCTTTGACGTCGAATTTGCCGGCTTTTTCAGCCTTTTCCTGCTCGTATCGTTCCAGTTTTTTGGCGTATTCTTCCACTTTCCCGCTCAAATATGGTTCACCTCCCGTTTCCCATAACCTTGCGTTCTGAAACCTTTTTTCTAACGCGTTCAAGTTTGCTTTTTCCGCTCATTTTGAGAGCCTCCCGTAAACGTGGTTTTAATGCTAAAAACGGAGGGTTTACCGGGTTCCAATCCCGGGGGAACTTTGACAAGCTTTAAGCGTTTTGCAGAAACCGTTTGGTAAACAATTTTTAAGCCTTTACAGTCCCTGATAATCATTTGCTGAAGCTTCTCGATTTCCCTTAATGGGCCGACGGCTATCAAGCCGAAATTGAGGATTACGTCTTTGTTTTTGTCCAAATTTTCCATAAAATTTTCCCTTCCACAAAGATTTTTGAACGGGCTAAAAAAGGGGAATCTTACGTCTGCGTCTCAAGCGTTATACTGTCGCCCTCGCCCTCAAGGCTTTCGGCTATGACGCCGTCCTGTTCTATGCTCTGCTCCCAACTGTTAAGCACGACGTTTTTGAGGGTTACCAGAGGCTTGCCTGAACCCCACCCGTCCGGGGCTGTTATAATGTCGAATTTGTCGCCGGCCAAGATTTTTTGGGCGTATTTGTCGTTTGCGTAGAGCAGCTCAATGCTAACCTTGAAGCTCTTGTTTCCGCTGGCGAGAAATGCAGGCCTATCTGGGTTTGTCACGTTTATGCAGTATTCCTTGATAATGTCCACATCCATGCTCACGCTGACGCTTTTGGCGTAGCCGCAGAGCAGCCTTTCAGTAATGTTTGAGAAGCTCGCTGTCCCAGCGGTTGACCCGCTTGTGGCTCTTATGCCGAACTGGAAGCTGTAGGCGCCGTCTGGGGCGGTGTATTCATCCGTCCTTGTGCCCGTCGTGTTTGGTGTAAGGCTAACGGTGTTTCTGCTTATCTCCGAGCCTGCGCTGTTAAGCCATCTGAAAACCGCGTAAAGGGCGGTTATGTTCGAGTTGCTTGAGTATGTGTATGTTACTCGAGCTGTTTCTCCAGCGTCTATGCGTTCCGCAGATGTGAAAGCCTCGGTTGTGCTGTTCGCCGGCGGGCTGACGCTCAAGTTGGATGGGTAAACTGCACGGTAAAGCTTCGCGCTTCTACCGAGAAGGGGCATCCGGTTTCACCGTCCAAAAGTTTATGGCTGTCACTGTGTGCCCCAAGCTATGCTTGTCCCTTCGCCCTCAATGCTTTCCATTATGACGCCGTCTTGCTCGATGCTCATTTCCCAGCTTGAAAAGATTACGTTGCTCAAAGTTATTTTTGGTTTGCCGGTGCCTGTGCCCTCGGGGCGAACCTCGATTGTCACAGCTGTTCCGTTAAGGATGTCGTTGGCATACGTGTTATCCACATAGGCCCTTTCAATGCTAACCTTGAAGCTTTTGTTTCCGCTTGCCAGATATGCTGGCCTGTCCGGGTTTGTCGCGTTTATGTAATATTCCTTGATGAGGTCAGCGTCTATGCTGACATTTACGCTTGTGCAGTATCCAATTTCGGTTGCTCCCTTCAAAATGACGGCGCTTCTACCCAACAAAGGCATTCATTTTCACCTCGCTTGCGGGCTACCCGCTTGTGGCAGCCCTCTACAAGCTCTCCCAAGCCTTGCCTATCGCTTCCTGCATGGCGAAAGTTAGAAGGGGCAAATTTTCTTGAATTGCACGCGTCAAGAAATATCTTGGAGCAATGTAGCGTGTTCCATACTCTTGGAACATGGCATAATAAACGTAAGCGCCCACATGAAGCACCAAATCCCTTGTAACTATGCTGTAAATGCTCGCCCTCAAGGCTCCAGTGCGGACAGGCGCGTAGGCTCTTGCACGCATAACAATTTGCCTTCCAATCTCGCCCAAAACATCGGCAAACCTGTTCCTTAAATCCCCGCTCATCCGCTTGAGGGCCTCGGCGAAGGCTTCAACGTCTGAAGGGTCAATTCTAATTTTAACAGTCACGCTAAACACACCATTTTAACTTGAAGGCTTAAACGCGTCAAATCTGGGCTTTCAACCTTGTTGAACTCGCGTGTAACATCGGCATATCCAAACCCGCTTGGCGTGGACGCCTTCAATATGCGGTAAACCTCGTTCCGCATGTTTTCCCTCGCATTGATAGCGTCATTAATT